TCGCAGCTAAAGCCATTTGGTTTAGAGGGTCAACTTCACCAGAACCGAATCCAATGTCAATCGGAACAGAAGTTGTTCCCATACCAGTTGTTACACCAGCACCTGCAGAAATTGCAGCCATGATATTTTCATCCATTGCATCTCTCAATTTGTACGCAGCATTGTCTGATGCAATCGCTTGGAAATTAACATGAGAGAATCTTTTCTCTAAGTCATCCAATTTGAATGCAAAAGATTTAGCTTGGTCAATTGTAAGAACAAGTTCTTGGTCTGTTAAGTTAGTTGATGTTACAGCTAAACCTCTAGTGTAATCGTTTACACTAATTTGAGGTTCTTTGATAATGTTTACTGTATCACCAAAGCTTGAGATTTCGCCCATATAGTCTGTGTTACAGATTGCTTCTGCAACAGCAGCTTTTCTTAGAGCTATTTGTACTTTCTTTGAATAGACTTCAGGAATAAAAAAGCCATTAGTTTGACCTGAAGCAGTTAAATCAAAGTTGTACGTAGAACCACCAGCAAATTTTGCCATAGTTATACTCCTTTGTTATAGTTGTTGGTTAATAAAAATAAGATAGAATTAATCTATAATTCTACCTTCCCTCTGAGCTTTTACAATTTCTTTTTCGTATTGCATAAACTCAGCATCTGACATTTTAGCAATATCAGAACGTTTAAAGAAATTTTCCTTTGATTGAGGAACTTGTACTTGCTCATTAGTTTTAACTAATAAATCAGCACCCTCATTCTTAGGTTGTTTCTTACCAGGTTTTTTATCTAATCCAAGTCCTCGGTCCTTCTTATACAAGTCGATTGCTCTTGCTGCAAGTTTACCATCAGAATTATTTTCGTATATCCATCTTTTAATTTCCATTGGTTGAGCATCAGCCCATTGATGGAAATCATCTGACTCTTTGATATTCTCAAAGTCTGGATGATACTTAGAAAGTTCTAACTCTGCTTCTCTTTGTTGTAAAGTTTTGTTAGCTTTCTTTAACTCTTCTAGTTCTTCTTGCATAGTCTTAATTTGATTTGAAGACTGCAAGTGAGAAACGGTTTCCACAACACCATATATATCAGGATAATCATTCTTAAAAGCTTCAAGCTCTTCAGCAGATTTAGGTGGTGTATACTTAGGAGCATTCTCTCTTAACTGTGTCTTGAGTTCGTTCTCCTTACTATTCCATTCACCTAGTTTCCTGTCATAGTATCGTTTGAGGTCATCGTACCTCTTTTTATAATCAACCTTTGCATAAGGGGTAGATTCAACATTTAATGCTGAGTCTTGAACCTTATCCATAGTGGCTGCAGTACTTTCGTTAGAATCTTCTGGGTTGCTGTTATCAGCAGTAGCAGTTGAATCTTCTCTAGTACTTTCAGGGTTTGGCACATACAAACCAGAATCAGCACTCTGTAGTGGCTTAGGCATCGAATCATCGTTATGCCAAGCTTTCTTCATGTTGTACGGGTTTGCTGCGACTTTTTTTAGTCCTTCTTCGTTTTGATTACTCATATAGTCCTCCTTTAGGGCTTCACTTAACTGAAGGTAGCTAAGGTAGGTGTTTCTTTTTAAAACGAAGCTACAAGGGCTTACAATAAAAATTTATTATAAGGTAGCTTGTCTATTCGTAGAGTTACCTCTCTCTACAAATTCTTTATACTATCTCTTGCTGTTCAGCTTGAGATTGAACTCCAGCATCATAAGCTTCTTCTGCTTGTTTCATCATCTTTCTTAATTTGTCTACACCAAGATGCTTAACTGCTTTTGCTGTAAATACAAATTCACCATCTGATAATAATGCTGGGATAGAGTCTGAAGTTCCTGTTCCTGGTCCTTCTACTTCTCCATCATCTGTAAATTCTGTTGCAACTATCTTTGGAATAATTGCTTCTAGTTCTGGATGCATTTCTACTGCATCATCTAAAATTTTTTCTTCTTCTTCTGATAAAGCTGATGTATCTATAATAGCATCCATGTCACCCATGTCTTCATCTTCCATCTCTTCATCCATAGGTTCTTCATTCATTCCTATTGGTTCTAATAAACCTTGGTCTTCTTCTGCCATCATTTCCATATCTGTTTCAGCTTCTGCCATATCTTCATCTTCAACTATATCACCTTCAGCATAAGCTTGATAATCTGGTCGTTGGTCATACTTACTTCTTTCTACTCCAACTGCACCACCTAATGCCAGTTCTGCTGGTTTAACAGCTTTAGCTGCTTTGTATTCTTCTAATTCTTTTTCTTGTTGGTCAGTTAATGGTAAACCTGAATCTTGCATAGCTTCAAGTTGTTCCATTTTTTTCATTTCAATAATTTCTTTAGTTGATAAATCACCTTTATCAAATTTCATTCTCTTCATTAAACCACCTTTAGCTTTTTTGATTACACCTTTACCTATTAAAATATCTTTTTGTGTTACTGTACCATCACCACTTAAATCAGGAAATGATTCACCACCATCTTTAAATCTTGTTCTTGAAGGAGATAATAATCTAGAAGGCATACCCTGTCTAGCAGACTGAGGAGTGTTTACATCATAAGGTGTAATACCTGAATCTTGATTAGGGTCATTCTTAGCTATGTAAGGTGGTTGAGACATAAGTCCACCTGTAGCCATATTAATAGGTTTGTTCTTTTTCATTATACTTCTCCAATTAGTAATATTATAGCAATTGATTATTAGTTAGTCAACTGCTATTGTATTATATCTTTAACCTGATATCGGAGGTTCTTCAACCTGTCCAGTAAATTCCATCTCCCCTGGCATTGGTGTATTACCTGGTCCGATTGGGCTTTCGCCATTTCCTGGGTTGTTTGCTCCTGGAGTTTGTTCAGGTACTCCTCCATAACCTGCCATTGCTCCGAGTTGACCAGAGACATCAGCTTGGTTGCTAGTTCCTTTGTTAACATTTTGTTGTCCTATTATTTTTGCGTAGATTTCTGCTTCATCTCTTGTATTCATAATTTCTTCTGGGTCTAAATCAAGTGAGTGTGCTAACTCTTTGATTACCTCAGACATTCGTACAAAAGGAGCAATTGCTGGATTCTGTACAGTTTGTAAGAACATAGTTAGTCTTTGACTTCTAACTTCTTTCTTCATCAAACTAGAAGAACCAGTTGCTTTAATTTCTAAATCACCTCTGATTGGTAAGTCACCTTCATAGAATTGCATATTCCATTGGAACATTGCTTCACCTAAAGGTTTAATTAATTGGTCATCAATATTTTTAATTACTGTTTTAATATTTAATGATGCTGCTCCCATAAGCATTGACATACCTGAAGCTGTTCTTGTCATAGATTGAACACCAGTTTGTCCATGTGAGTAAGAAGGTAATCCAGTTGATTCATCTGCAAGTTGTCTAAACTTGTCAAACATTTGCATATTCTCAACTGCAGTATTTGGAAACTTCAATCCATAAATAGATTGTCCAGGTACACCTGATTGTCTTTTAAATATTTTACCAGGATGTATTTCCATAGTTTGATTAGATGATAAAGCTGATTCATCTACATCAAATACTAAGTTACCTGCTAATGCTAAGTTATCAATAGCCATTCTTGCATGACCATTCATAATCTGTTGAGCATCATCCATATTTTCTGGAACACCTATTCCAAAAAATGTATAAGGATTCTTTTCATACACAAATGCTTGATAAGGAACTCTAAAAGGTTTAAAAGGATTTTCTACTATTCTAATTATTTTACCTCTATGCATCCAAATGTTAACTTGGATTTCTGCATCATCATCAATGTCTTCATCAATATCTAATCCTTCTTCTCTTGCAGCTAATGCATTGATTGTTCCCCAGTATTCTAATACTTCAAATCTGTTATGAGTAATATCAGCATAGTGACTTTTTTCTAAATCAATATCTGTTTCCCATTCTTTCTTAGTATAACTTGCACCCATCTTAATACAATCTAAAATAGCTTGTCTGTTAAAGAAAGGTCTGTTTGCTAAATCTAAAAACTGACTTCTGTTAAGTCTATGTCTTTGAATTATAAATTCTGCTTCATCCATTGTTCTAGCATTAGGGTCTGGATAAAAATCCCATATGCTAACAAATTCCATTTTAGGAACTTTAACAATCTCTGGTGTATATTCTCTACCATTACCATTGTCAGTATACTTATGTAAAGTTTTATTATAAGTAAAAGGTCCTTTGATAATTCCTGTTCCTAATAAACAAGATTCAAATATTGCATTCCTTAATTGAATGCTACCATCTGATTCATCTATCTGGTCGTGAATTAATTTTTCTAATTGTCTTGCAGCAATCTGTGCAGGTTTAATCTGAGGCATGTCAGGTGTTGGTGCAGGTCCTTCAGATAAATTAGCATTTTCATATTTAGATTCTAATTCACCTAATTGTAATTCATTTAAAGTTTGAAATGTTGCACCCTTTGGTAACTCTCTACCATCACCAGGAAAACCAATTGTATCAGATGGAAAACCTAATCCTGATTGTTGACCAGGAACATAATCCATGTTACCTTCGATACCTGGAGTAGGTTCTAAGTTTTCATTGCCTAGTTGTTCTTTTAAAGGATTTAAATGTGCGTACTCAGCAATTCCTTCTGGTACTCTTGTTTCTTGAATTGTTAAAGGAAATTTGTTTGCTCCAAATAGAACATCAATTAATTGTCCGTAAGCTGCTAAAACTTTTGTCTTAGTAACTTTTACAAATACTCTAGACTTTTCATTCTCTCTAAATTTAACATCTTTGTAATATCTACCTCTGTAGTTATGATAAGCTTGTAACCATCTTAACTCATCATCTCTTCTAGTAGTTTCACATTGTTGAAACTTAGACTGAATAATTCCAACTAAAGCTGATACATCTTTTTCATTTTGTTGCTCATCCTCAGATGAAGGCATAGATGTCTCTAATTCTTGGTCTCCATATGTAGCCATTCAAAATCCTTATAATTTGTGTAATATATTAATAATACACATTAATTGTTAGTTTGTCAACTAATTTTCTTAATGTCCACAATAACACTATTAGGAATGATAGTAACATTACCTATCTCCTCAATGTTACCTTTAGTGCCTTCTGAATAATCACCGAATATTCTAGTTATTCCTTTTGTCTGAGATAACAAATGTCCTTTGGTATTACATACAGGTAAAGGCATAGACATAGCATCTTTCATAGATAACCAAGAACTATCAGAGCAAATATCCAACCACTTCACTTCTACTAGTGGATACTTATCTAATTCAGTCTTAGCTTTTTTATTCAGCTTTATCTTTTTGCGTATCATCCTTTTTCTTGTCATAGTCCGTTCTTGCTTTGCCATAAGTTTTAAAACCTCCATTATCATTTATACTTGAATCCTTTGCCCATTCTGTAAACTGGTCTTTTGTTCCATTGTTATCTGAGTATCTAAATATATTCATTTTAAATACTTGTTGTATATCTTTATTACTATTTAAATATTCTAATAATTCTTCATAAGACATAACCTTATTATATTCTTTATCAGTCTTAATATCTTTAAATCTATATAGTGGCATATTAATATCCAAATGTTGGGTCTGATGGTGTCCATCGTTTTATTGTTGTCATCTCATCCCATACACTTCTAGCTCTAGGTCTAGACATAATTAAATATCTTAAAGCATCGTAAGCATGGTCTGAAGCTTTCGTATCTACATCTTCAGGCTTGTTAGGGTCTAAAGGAATAGATTGAATTTCTCTTATAAGGTTAGGACAAGTTTTAAATATTTGTAACTTAGGTCTACCTTTATCATTTGTTTTTAATCTTTCATGTATTTGAATCTTACCTTGTATTCTATTCTTATCTGCTCTTCTAAGTTTATGTCCTGCTTTAGCTAATACTTCTCCAACAGTTGGTCCTGTTGTTCCTGTCTTAGCCCAAGCTGCCCAGTCTAGTACACCTTGAATAGATAGTCGTTCTTCTTTTTCAAACTCATAAATCTTTTTAGCTAGGTCTTCACCTGTTAAACCTTTTTGATATAATTCTCTATAGATGATTAATGTTTCATCTGTTGGGTCGACTGCTCCCCAGACTACTGCTGACTCTGCTGCATAACCATAGTCAATTCCTTTTACTCTTTCCCATGTTCTAGGTATTTCAAATGGGTCAATGCAATGTGTATCATAATCAAATTCTGTAAAGGCTGCACCTTCAGCAACATCCCAGTTACCTTCTAATAATTGTTTTCTTTGTACAGCAGGTAATGATTGTAACATCTGTTCATACTTACCATCTGCTGCAAGGTATGGGTTATCTTCTAATCTTGCTGGTATAAATCTTCTTGTTATTTTATCTTCACCAGTAAAGGATTCGTTAGGAGGACTTGGGTCTAGATACCTTTTCTTAACCCAATATCCTCCAACTCCTCCAGGGTTTGCAGTACACCGAATGTAGCATTTTATTTCATTGTTTGTTGTTCTCAATCGTGATTGCAAATATTGCAGAGGAAATTCTGTTGGATACTGAGTTAGCTCATCAATACCTATCCATGTATAGGATTGACCTTGGTATCTATAAACATCAGCATCTCTATCCAGATAACCAAACTCCAATGACGCACCTGAAGGAAATCTCCAAATCTTTTCTACTTCTCTAAACTTAGCTCCTGTAAAAGCTTTAGGATATAACTCTCTAGATTTATCTATTAGCTCTCTTAACTCTGGCATAGACTTTCTTAATAACAAAGCTCTATGCTCTTTGATGTGCATGTATCTTAATGGGTCAACAAGCATAGCATAAGACTTACCACCTCCTGCTGAACCTCCGTATAGTACATCTTGTTCTGGTGCTGACAGAAACTCTGTTTGTGGACCTTCGTTTGGTTTAAATACTATCTTACTATTTTCTTCTTCTAATAGTGTCTTGACTTTTTGAGGTAACTCATTGTACTCTGACTCTGTAACAACAGTACCTTGTTTGTCATTCTTAACAGGGTTATCTACTTTATCAACTTTAGATATAGCCTCTGTTTTCTTTTTTAATTTATATTTCTTATTCTCAAGTTTCTTCTTGAGCTTTTCAATTTCTTTTTCTTTTTCTCTAACAGCTTTCCTAGCAGCTATCTTAGCTTTCTGCTCATAGCCGTAGTTATACTGTCTCTTTGTCATTTCTACTTAGTAAACCATTTGTGTTAGATTGATATTGTTTGTTATCTTTATCAATCATTTTTTTTAAACCCATAGCTGATAGCTTTCTACCAGTATTTGATTCTAATATTTCTACTGCACCTCTTAAAGAGAATGCTCCCTTTTTAACACCATCCTTAGCTTCATTCAAAGCTTTTAATTCTGATGGTACTTCTTCAAGGGTTTTATTATCAGAATTTAATTTATAACCAAATGGAATTGTAGAACTTGTTCTTCTATTCATCATTGTCAACATCCTCAGCATTAACATCTATTATTGTTTTCTTTTCAGGTAACAGAAAGATACCACCTGCTGCTGTGTGTGTAACATCTAGCTTATCCCTCTTGGCTATACCAACCCTATCTAGAAGGGTCTGAGCTGCTTGTAGTTTAGCAGATACCTGTGGAATGGGGTCATCACTATCTAGAATCTCCACTATCTTCTGTGAGGCTCTAGGAGCTGATGTAGCTAGTATCTTATTGGCGACTTCTATTATCTCTTCTTTTAAACTATCCACTACATGAGACTTTGATGTAGGGGAATACCCTGCAATTTCTAAAGCTTTAGTTATATTACCTTTAGCTTCTCCACTTAAAGCATGTAAAAAGTTCTCTTGTTGTTCTGTTAGCTTTCGCTTTGTATTACCATCTGGTAAAAAGGAATTATTCATGAGTTTATTATACCAGGTTTACAGCTAGTTGACAACATAAATATTTTTTATTGTTATGCATTTTAGTGTTGACGTTTGTAAACATGGGGTGTATAATCTATTTAGTATCTCTCCAGGGGGTGAAACATATATATCTCTCTGGGGCAGTCCAGAAATCTACATAAATATCTCTCACATAACAATCCATATAATCTAATTAGCAGGGCGAGGCTATCTAGTTTACAATCTAAATCTCTTCATTTTGTGTAAGCAGTATATATACTACCACCACCACCCCCCCTGTCTCTTATGTACCCCTTTTGTTCTCTTCTTTCATAGGTTGTAAAATATATTCTCCAATAATAACAAGAAATTATATCTAAATTTTATATATATTTTTATATAACTAGTTTACAGCATCTAAAAATATCTTTTTAAGTCTTTAAGAT